CATCACCGACAGCTTCAACAGCACCGCCAACTATATCCCCAACACCGCCAACTACATCGCCAACAATATCGCCAACACCACCAACAATGTCACCAATAAAACCGCCACCGCCTTGTGGTTTGATACGCTTATCGCCACAATGCTCAAAAGCACCTAATGGCAACATTCCATAGTGAGCATCTAGTTTCATAGGTCTAGCATCCAGTTATATTCAGGGCGATCAGATTCTTGCACTTCCATACCTAAGTTTTTAAGAAGTTGCACAATTTGGTCGTTATCTGCTTTTCCGTACACTCTTTGTGTATCGGATTGACTTACTTTTTCTAAAAACCTTAAAGCTGATTTAGCAAGAGTTAATGGCTTGTCTGCTGTAAATAAATGTAACTCAGCCATACCATCACCAATTTTAGTCAATACCAAAATGCTATCGTTTTCACGCAACATAATTGATTGACCGCTTTCAACTTGCCCTTTTAGTTTTGTAAGAGCAAGGCTTGGGTCGTAACCAGTACGACTAGCATCAGCTTGGATGATTTCGCTAGGTGTCATTAAAATAATCCACCTAAGAAGTCACCAGCTGCACCAATACCTTTGCCAATTAACCCACCAAGACCTGATACTGCACTAGGGTTGCTTAATGCACTACCACCTAATTGGAATAAACCACCAGTTAAAGCCGCTTGTTTAGCAGCATCAGCGTTTTGTTGGGCAATACGAGCCGCTTCACTAGATGTGTAAGCACCTAAAATATCAGGGCCAGCAACAGCAGCTTGTGTGTATGGATTAATGTATGTTGGAGCAGTAGCTTGTCTGTAAGCACCTAATTGACTTAAAGGTAAGTTATATTGACCTAAAGCTTGATTAAAAGCTTGTTGATTGGCTTGTAAACCTGTTTGCATACCACCAACTATGGCACTTGTTAATTGATCGTTTTGTCTTTGACCAAAATCAGTCATGGCATTTTTATAAGCCTCTGAACCTTGCATAATGCCTTGATTGGCTAATCTTGCATTTAAAGCTTCTTGTTGGCGTTGTTGTACAGGCTCAAGTCTACGCAAAATTGCATCTGAGTAAGCTTCATTAGGATTAATGCCGTATGAAGGTAATTGAGGATTAAAACCTTGACCAATATTTTGACCAATTTGATTGGATAGTTGCGACATAGTTCCAGCAACTTCAGGGCTAAATGTTTGATTAGCTGACCAAATTGGATTTCCTGAAGCATCTGTGCCAGTTTGCGTATACTGCAAGCTACCAAAAGGAGTTTGTTGATTTACACGGTTAGCAGCAGTTGCTGTTTGAGCACCTTGGATGTTGCCCAAAGTGTTAGCTTGAGCAGCTTGCACAAATGGATTGCTACCATATTGTGTTTGGAAATTAGTCGCAGCGTTCTGCAAATTTTGATTGCCATAACTAGGAGCTTGAGCGTTACCGCCAGTTCCTGTAGCCACCATTGTATTTAAGCCTAAACCGCCCATACTACTCTCCTTGTAATTTCCTTAATGGAGCGTTTAGATTCAACCATTTACAATCTTCACGCTTCATTGTCATAATCAATAAATCCCCATTTTCGTGAGCATCTTCAATTACGCATTTATCTTGGAAACCAAGGTGTCGGTTCAATCGGACTGCTTCTTTATTTTCAGCATCCAATGTCGCTAATATAACCTTTTTTTCCAATTTTATAAAGGGGTAATCAAAACACGCCCACAATAAATCTTTTGACATCCAATTGTCACCAACCGTACCTATGTGCATATTGCAAGCATTTGGTAAAAAACCGCAAAAAGCCACTACTGCTACCAAATTACCGTCTATTTCTTGCCCTATAAACCTAGCTTCATCACCAAACTTTTGGAATAATATGCGTTCAATCCATGCTCGCATAAACTCCTGATTTTCAGTAGTAACTCTACGCAATTACAGTACGCCCCCAGCTTCCATCACATAATCAGTTGATGCCCAATGTAATTCAATGCCACGACTTGCCACATTTAAGTTAATTGAACCTGAAAAACCTAATCCTGTAACGCCTTGCCATATTTTAGTAGTAATTAAGCCACCAGCCCAGTTTGCTTGATCCCATCTTGAGGTATCCCAAACACCGTCTGTTAAGGTACTTGGGTTAAATTGAACCGCACCTAGCTGAGATTGTGTATCAAAATCAACGCTTAAGCCACATACCACATTAGGTACACCGCCTGTAGATTGAAGTATTGGTCTTACCAAGGTAAAACGCTTTAATTGGCCAGGCCTTTCAAAGTAACTGTAGGCTTGTTGTGCAGTAGCAGTAATGTTTGAACCGTTGTCAGAATAACTACTGTAGAAAATACCTACAATTCCATCACCGCCAAAGTGCATATCGGCATCGCCTGATACTTCCCAGCAATAACCCTGAATACCTGTAAATCTACCCCATGACTTAGTAATGGTATGCATAACAAACTGTTCCATGCCCGTACTGGTAGGAATAGACAGAATCAGCATATTTTCGCTAGCGTAATAGTTAATCTGCCAACCAAAAAGGTTGTAATAAAGGGTTGCTGCCTGACTTACTGCAAAATAAATCTTGTCTGTAAGGTTTACTCGTGGGTCTAAACGGCTAGATTGCAAGGCAGAAGCCAAAGGCACTAAACCATCTTGTGTTAATAGCAGTAAATCGCCTGAATATTTAAAGAAACATCTACGGCTGAATGTTTGACCTAGTTGCCATACGCCTTTTAATGCCCAAGTGTCAGCATTATCAGGGTCTGTGCCGTTATAAACCATGACTTCGCCCATGCTAGTCACAAATACAGCATAATCATCAGCACCTTGACCAGCATCTAGTGTCCAAGTACCCATTGCTTGCAAATAACCTGAATTACGGGCAATTCCACCGAAATATAGCGGTGAAGCTGGGCCACCAATAGCATCAACATCTAGATACCAACAAGTTAATTCGTCTTTTTGGGTGAAATACAAGCGGTTTTTAAACAGGTTTACGCCAATAAAGGTGTTTGAATTAACGCCTGTAATACCAATTGTTGTATACGCACCAGTTACAGAAGTTGCTGTAGTAGTTCCAGTTGAAGTGTAAGTAAAAGCACTTCCACCCGTAACCGTAATAACAAAAGTACCGTTAAATGTGGCCTCTGAAGCACCTGTAATGGTTACTCTGTTGCCTGTTACTAAACCGTGTGCAGTTGCAGTAGTAACCGTTGCAGTTGCAGAAGGGCTTGTACGGGCAATGCTTGAGATAGTCGATGCAGTAGTAGTTGTAGCTACAAAAAACCATTGTGTACCGTCATAAATCATTACAGGATCAACGCCATTACAAGCTACTAGAAAATGGCCACCAGCATTGGTTATGTTGACGGACTGTAATTTATCGCTATTTAAGCCAGTAAATACACGAACTGCTGGATTTACCGCAGTTTCATAAATAGTGCTACCAGCAGCAGCAAATAGCTTATAACCACCCACTTCGGTGTAATTCATCAAAGTATTAACAGGCGTTGTAATACCTTTTTCATAACTACCTACTACTGAAGCACTACCAGCAGGAACGGAAGCCATTGTGTAGGTGAATGATGTACTGTTGACTACGGTGATTGTATACACTCCGTTGTAAGCGGAAGGCGTACAACCTGAGATAGAAACTTGATTACCTGTTGAAAGTCCGTGTGCTGAACTTGTTGTTAGCGTAGCAACCGTACTTACACGGGTAATAGTGCTAATAGCTACTACACCTGTAGTTGTTGTTAATAAGCTAGATTGTGTCCAGCCTTTACGCATGGTCACATCTGTAGGGGTCGGATACCAGTTTACAAGCTGAATAGCATCCATTGGGTTCATGTTAGCTTGGGAATCCCTAGCGTTCCATCCACCAATAGGTGCAGGTACAGAAGTTGTTTGGGCAAGTACCGATTATGTAATGGAGCGTGGGGGCGTACTGTAATTGCGACAAGTTACTACTGAAAATCAGGATTTTATGCGTTCTTGGGTTGAGCGTATGTTATTTCAGAAATTTGGTGAAGAAGCTAAGTTTATAGGGCAAGAAATAGACGGTAATTTAGTAGCTGTAATAGCATTTACTAACTTTATCCCTAACGCTTGTGCTATGCACATAGCTTCTGTTGGTGATAATTGGATGTCAAAAGATTTATTGTGGGCGTGTTTTGATTACCCCTTTAACAAATTGGAAAAAAAGGTTATATTAGCGACTATGGAAGCGTCTAATGACGAAGCCGTAAAACTAAACCGACACCTTGGTTTCCAAGATAAAGCGTTAATTGAAGATGACCATGAGACTGGGGATTTACTTTTAATGGCGATGAGAA